GAGCTACCATAACCAGAACGAGTGGTCTGCGTGGCAGAAACGATAGGGACGTTTGCTTCAACAGCCAATCCTCTAAGCTCTTCTGCAATAGACTTAATATACGAATATGAATTGACATTGCCGTTTCCGCGATAACGGGAGGAAGCACATATATTAAGGTAATCAATGAAAATAATATCAGGTCTAAATGATTTCTTAAGTGCAAGTTCATTGAGTAGTGCCTTAAAATGTCCACTATGAGCGGCAGCAGTTGGATACTCTTTAATTATAAGACTACCCTGAGTTTTTTGAGTTAGAGTGTTGATCTTCGTATCAAACATTTGTTTGGGAAGATCACCAATCTCTTGAATGTTTATGTTCAAAAGATTCGCATCAATTCTCTCAGCAATTTTTTCTTCTGCCATCTCCATAGTGATATACAAGACGTTATATCCTGCGAGGAGTGACGATGAAGCCATATGACACATAAAAAGAGACTTTCCGACACCTGTGCCAGCAAGAGCGATATTAAGACTCTTGTTAACCAAACCACCTTTCGTAATCCTGTTAAAATATTCAAGATCAAACGGAATGCGATCTTCCTTACGATGATAAGAGTCGAACCGTTCTTCAAAGTCTTGTAAGTAGTCATGACCAATGTGATTATCAAATGAAACTGCGAGTGCATTACTTAGAATGCTAGGAATTGCATCACGATTTTTCTTTTCATCGTTACCATCTGCAATATGAATTGATTCCATAAGTGCAAGATAGATGGCACGATCACGACACCATTTTTCAGTAGAGTCAACCAACCATTTTTCATCTACTGACTTATCTTCTAACTCAACAATTTGGTTTTTTACTTCTTGAAGATCTTGACCATTTAAATCCGATCGGTTTGAAATCTCAATCTCAAGGGCTTCAAGAGTAATAAGCGAATCGTATTTTACAATAAACTCTGAGGTTTCAAGAAAGATAGTTTTCTTGATGTTATCCTCAAAGTATTCAGGTTGTAAAAATGGTATTACTTTTCGCGCATAGTCTTCATTATGAATAAGGTTTCTTAGGATTGTAACTTCAATTTGTTCCATCAAGATCCGTAACTAAATTCCTCTTTTGCAATTGCATCCAACTTTTCCATCACTTCAGGAGTAAAGTATGCTTCAGGATCTTTATAGACTGCCTTGGCATAGACTTTCTTACCATCAATTTCATAGCGACCTGCTACATTTTTCCAAAGTCCGCCAATCTCACCGAGTTCAAGAAGACCAAAATATCGATCAAGACCACGCTCATCGTAATACAAACGCACCGTAACATCCTTATTCTCCTTACTTAGACGCGACTTGTGAGTCTTTGCCTTGATAAGATTTCCAACGACTTCTGTTCCATCCTTCTCTTTCTTTTTGCTGAGATAGATGATTGTACTTGCTGCATACTTGAGGCCGCTGCCTCCTCCCATTTCCTTTGTAGGGACATAAGAACCAATGACATCGTAAGTGTGGTTTGTTACTAGAAGTGGAATTTTTGCCTGACCAAGTTTGAGTGTGAGCATACGGAATGCTCCCTTAACAAGTTGAGATTTGGTCATGTCCCTGACTTGCTTGTCATCTAAAGCATCACGAATCTCCTTCTCTGTGGAAAGCATACCAAGAGAGTCTAGCACAAACATACAGGGTTTGCGATCATCTTCAGGTTTCTTTTGATATATGTCAACTGCCTGCAGGGCCTTCTGTCTGAATTGTTCAATCGTAACAACATTGATAACAACCAGTCTGGTTAAGTCAATGCCACGACTTGTAAGAAGAGATTTGTTAACTGCTGCCTCAGTGTCAAAGTACAAACAGTAACCGTCAGGATTACTATCCAAAAAATTCTTAACCACAGCGAGACTAAAGAAAGTCTTCCCAGTAGAAGACTCACCAGCAATGGCAGTAATCTTATTCCCAGAAACACCACCAAATATGCTACCTGAGACCAGTGAATTAAGAACGTAAGAACCCGTGTCCACAAAGGTTTCGGTGTCGTCGATGTTTGAGGCAAGTTGGGTAAAGTCATCTCCAATCTCTTTTACAATTTCCTTCAAAAAATCCATAAATTAGTTCCAACGTTTTGTTTTCAAGTATTCTAGCACATCTCCACGAACATCCATAAGCTCATGGAAACATCTTTGGTTATGAGCACATTGCCTTAATGAAGGATCTGGTTTTAAGACAGACTCAATAAAAAGATCTAGGCCTCTATTCCACTTATCATTTTTTCCTTCACCATCATCAATAGTATACTGATCTTTCATGAGAAAAAGTCCTCCAGACTTACCGTTTTTTCTATATTCCATCCAATAGCATCCAAGATCACTTTTAAAGGATCTACAAATGATTTACTGAATTGCAGTTCATAATCAACATATCTATTTAAGTCTAACTCTTTGGGGAATTCCTGAATAAAAGAAAATACATTTTCATGTATCGTATTTGGAACTTTCAAATAGCAGAACTTAATCTTCTCACCATTTTGAATCAAAGAATATTTATTGATAAGTTTTTTTTCTTTTATATAATGGTTAAAAAGTAAAGCACCCCGAACATGAATGGGCGATCCCTTTCTATAGATCACATTATTATCTTTGAATTTTTCCACATCAGAAACAGATCTTGGAAATGAAATTTCTTCAGGAGTTAAGTTTCTAAAATCTTTACGACACTTAGCAATGAAATCAATCACTTCATCTTCAGTGCCATTCATCATCAGTTTAAGACCATCCTTAATCATCTGACGACAAGGAGCAGGAGTAGATGATTTAACAGCCTCAAGTCCCATAATCTTTAGTTTGGGTTCTTCATAACGAACACCTTCACTGTCCCACACGTTAAGAATATAACGCTTCTTGGCGGTCCAAATACCACGTTCAGCGATATTCTCACGCTTCATACTCATCTTTTGTTCATACGCCGAAAGGTAGTTCGCAAGGTCCTGATAAGAGGATTCGATGAATGGTTCCAACTTATCCTCACAGATCTTATCAAGTATGGTAACAATCGCAGTTTTGTCGCCAGACTTAGAAGCAAAAAATTTATCAACAAGAGGTCCAAGATTAAGATATATCGAATCAGTGTCGGATGCGATGACATAATCTACACCTTCTGTTTTTAAAAGATTATTTAGATATACGTTCATCTCATTCTCAATCCAACGAATTGAAACTTGACCTGATAAAGTAATTGCTTCAGCGTTTGCTAACTTGTAATAACGGAAGTATTGATTACCAATCGCACCATAGGCAGAGTTAAGAGAGATCTTCTTAGCCATCTGAATGTTATTACATCTAGAAATCTCTTTCTCAAGATCTTTTGTTGGTGTTTTCTCATACTGCTGCTTTGCTTTGATCATCCTCTTCTTGAAGATGACACGCTCTCCATACATTTTCTCCATCAACTCAGGCAAGAATCCCTTCTTATCCTTGCGATACATTGCACCATTAGCACATACCGCTCTGTCTTTGTATGAGTCAAATGATATTTCTTTTTTAAGAATCTTATCGACTGTAACTGATGGGTGTCTAGTCTCGCATAATGTCTCTGGAGAAATATTATATTGCATAATAAGGTGAGGGTACAGACTATTAAGGTCAAAAGAGACTACCCAATCATATACTCCAGGATTCGGTTCCTTAACATATGCTCCTGCATACTTTTCGTTCTTGTCAGACTTTTCCTTAGGAGGAATTACGATATCTTTCTTTTTAAGATAGTTGTAGATAATCGCATCCCACATACGAACCTGATAGAACACATCATTATAATTTACCTTGGCATCATATGCCATAGTAAGTGCTAGTTCAATGAGTTTCATCTTGTCCTCCATACGGTCAACAAGTTCAACGTCAATGATGTTGTATTCTACAAACTTTTGCCATCCATGCGTATAGAAATCTTTAAAGGTTTCAAACTCAGAGTGATCAAGTTTCTTTTGGCCAAGTTCTACACTAGCAATATAGTCTAGACGATAAGATTCTTGTGCCTTGTATGTAAATTTCTTATATAGATTTAGATAATCTAACTGCGATACTCCACCAACATCATAAGAAGTTTGCTTACGACCCTTAATGTAAATCTCACGTTCAGTTACAAGTCCCCAAGGAGACAATCGTTTCATCAATTTTTCACCAAGAATGCGCTCAATACGACGGACCATATATGGCATGTCATACAGTTCGCTATTCCATCCAGTAACAATATCAGGAGTGTTTTGCATCCACCAATTGATGAAATCATTCAGCAGATCAAACTCATTATTGAACCTTTTGTAATAATGATTGCCCTGTTTTAGTTTAAAGGGACCTTGACCCCAGGTAATAATTTCTTTAGTTGTATAATCCTGAATTGTAATCAACAGAATTTCTTCTGCAGCCGATTCTACATCTGGGAATCCATTCTCAGATGCAACCTCAATATCAATTGTAACGAGATTGATTTTAGAAATATCAAACTCAATTTGATCCTTCGTATACTTATCAGAAATATACTGATATATGAATCTTTCACATCCATATACATTAAAATCTTCTATACCATCATACTTTTTGATGAAGTCACGACAGTCACGAACAGTTCCTGGTTGAATTGATTCAACATACTTTCCCTCAAGTGTTTTATAATTCGTCTTCCTATTAGAAGACACAAAAAGGGTCGGTTGAAACTTCTCGCGGGTTTGAAAACGTTCTCCATTTTCATATCCTCTAACAAGAAATTGGTCTCCGACCATTTGAACGTTCGTGTAGAATCTCATTCTTTAATAAAGTTTTCGTATGCCGTGAGCAGTTGCTTGGTTGGCTCAACTAGAGTTAGTATATCATCAGAATGCATTGAAAGCACTTTTTGATCGCTGACTCCAGGCCAACGAACGAGTCTTTTTTCAACGTCTGATTCTTCATCTTCACATAAGATTCTAACTGGATCAGTTAATTCAGTATCTGCTTCTCCAGATAGAGCATCAGTATCAAACTGATTAACCTTGGAGATCAGTACCAGATCCAGATTCTTCAGTAAGATGCACAGGACCTGATTCTTCTTCATTGCCATAATTTTTGTCGTAATTTTCGTACATTTCAGTTAATTGTGGGATTGGATCAACTAGAGTAACAACCCAATCTGGTGAAAGGTAAAGTGTATGTTCTTGTGAGAATCTAGGCCATCTAGTCATTGATAGCGTAAGTTCTTCTTCATCATCTTCAAGATGACTAACTTGAACTTCTTCTTCACCTTCAAGAAGAAAATGATCGTCTTCTTCTTGCTCTTCAATTTTCATCGGATTGGTAAGAATGTAAGAATAAACTTTCTTACCATCTTCATCCTTTACACTTTTTACATCGGAGACAAGTTGATCTCCATTTTTTAATAGCAAAAGTTTTAGACTCATGACTTGATTTTACCTCTGTTTATTTTACCAGAAAAAAGGGGAGGTGTCAACTGGATTTTGCCAGTTACCTCCCCATCGCGGCGACGATATACTTTATTTAGAACCAGACTTTCTTTTGATGATGTTCAGGTACAATCCTACCAAGAACAATTGTTAACAACCCATCCTCAAAGATAACTGATCTAACTTCCGTATCTTCTGCCAATGTCCAAGTTCTTGTGAATGATCGTTGAGCCATTCCTCTATGGACATAGGTGGTTTCTGTTTCGGTATCCTCTTTTTGTCCTTCGACAAAGAGTTTACCGTCTTGTGTGTAGACATTTACTTCTGCTTTTCTAAATCCTGCAAGAGCAAGTTCTAATCTCGATTCTACGTTGCTGACCGATACTAGGTTGAATGGAGGATAATTCTTTGTTGTTTCGTGAAGAGCAAACAATCTATCGAAGTATTCATCCATTCCAATGCTATTCTTATTTATACGATCCATCAGTGCAGGCAGATCCGCAGCAGTATAACGTGCAAGGTTTCCCATGATTCTTAGCTCCTTTAAAAGCGAGTTTATATTTTGTGGACCCCGAAGGCATCCATACTTATTTATAGCACACTAATAAAAAAAAGAGGAGCGGTATTACCGAACCTCTTTATAGGGTGTTCCGATTGTAGAGTGTGCCGCACGAAAAGACACACAAGTATTTATTCAGCTTCCTGAGGTTTTTTACGTTTTCCTAGATTGTATTTGGTTTCCAACTCCCAATCATCTTTCTCTTTATAAGCAAGAACTTTAATTTGATTTAGAGGTGCAATATTTGTAATCTTTTCAACATCACAAATTGAAATCAATCCCCAATCAGCGAGAAGTTGTACAATACGATTACGTCTCTGTACGTCATTCACAGTCAGATTTGCTCTCTTTCCATCAAGAGCAAAGAGTTCTTTAAAGTGAACAATATAATACTTTCCTTGCTTATGCAAAATATGACAAGATTGATATAACTTTTTTTCTTTGCGAGAAGCAACACCAATTCGGGTCAGTGTCTCACGAACCTTAAGAAAATCATCTGGTTCATTAAGAAGAATCTGCACCATTTGATCAGGTGCCCAATTCACTTCAGGCTCATTAATAACGCTCACTTTTTTCCTCCAGTCTCAAGTTTGGATTTAATAAAATCGATCTGTGTTTTAGACAGAATCTTCAAAGCCTGGAGTGCTTTTTCATTACTATAATCATAGTAAGATTTCACACATTCAAGATCTTTGATATCTTCTTTACGAAGCCAAGGAGAAAATCTCTTTCGCTTTCTGAGACTATTTAGAAGAAAGTCATACTGTAACTTTTTTGGTAAAAAATGAACCTTATTCATTTCATTTGCATACATCAGAGAATCAAGTTCACCAGACAAACATTTGTTTACAATGAATGGGGGATATTTACTGATACAGTCTGGATCCTCTTCGACGAGATTGTTTTTGTTGAAGTTAATAGAGTTTAACCAATCCTTCAATTCCATAATTAAAATTTAGCGGTAACAGAGACAATTGTTGATCCAGGGTTTCTTGCAATAGCAACCCTTTTTGCATCTTCATAATCACGAGCTATCACTTGTTCTTTGAACACTGTGCCCACTTTGTAGAGAGTAACTTCACATTTCATTGGTTTTCATCGAATAATTTGAATGTCATCAGTTTCAGTCCAGAGTTCGATCACATTACGAAATCTCCCTTCAGACTTGAGTTTTTCATAACGCTTACCTGCTTTCTTTTTCCACCACTTGATAATGTTATCAAGATCATGTTTCTCCCAGTTCTGTCCATGACGAAGAGTCTTCTCTTCACCAGATAGAACCTCCCGAACATTCTCATAACCAAATTCAGAAGTATAGAATCTCTTCTTTTCTGTTAGTGCAAATGCCTGTGCAATGACTTGATTGAAACGAGTCAACTTATCTACATCATCGAGAGAGTTTTTAATGATGGAAATCATCTTTGTCTGCCTCTTCATCTTTTTAGATGAAGCTTTGTTGTCAGTAAGAGGATTGCCACCATTCAGATAGGTGAAGTGATCATGTAACTTATGAAATTGAGCATCATGAAGTAATGGAGTAAATTTACTCTCAGTCAAACCACGATACCTAACAAAAGGTTTCAGACCGTCATACTGAGACGCTGATGTGGTTGAACCATAAAGAGATGTAGTTTCAAATAGAGCAATATCTTTCTCAAATTTCTCACTGATAAACTCCCTGGCAAAGTGAGAGCAACACATAAGTGAAAGCAACTTACCACCCAGAAAGTTATATCCAAAAGGTTGAGTCGGAACAATCACAAAACCCATACAGGCATGACGATTGAACAGACTAAGATCTGGTGCCTTACCAAGCCATAGATTCCTAGGTTTGGAATTAATTGTTGGAGATCCAAGACGGATGAATCCAACAATAGTATTAGTCGTGGTCTCTTTTACAATCCACTTGTGTTCTCTTCCAGGAATATTAGATTCGTTATTGTGAGAAGAGACGGATGCAAGTAAACTCTTATAGTACTTTTGATCAAGTCCACCCTTACCAACAGGAATCATAGAAAATTCCATGTCTTCTGGATGAATATCAAAGTTGAAAATATCCTCAGAAAATGATGATACGGAAGACATCCCATCAAGAACTTCTTTCTTCACATAGCGAAGATAGTCCTCAATACCATTCAGGTTTTCAAAGTAAGAGATGAATTCATCTGCGGCCCAAAGTGCATCATCATGGGATACCGTATTAATCATGTGTTCAAACAATCAATTTTTTGCTAGGCGTTTTCAAGATAGAAAACATTTCCTCATATTGCTCAACAATTTGTTCTTGAGCATCAGCAATGTATACCACATACTTTTTGGTTACATTAATCTCTTCACCCTTTCCTTTGAGGATAGGCGACCATGGAGCAAATCCCATCTGACCATTTCCCGCAGGAACAGCAACAATAGGATTACAGATGACAACAGAATCGTCTGTCTCATCAACTAGGTCTGTAACGACATCTTCGCCAGACCACATACGGATCAATTTTACATTCATTTGAAATTACATTCTACCATGATTTCGGTTAGTGCTGCTAGCAAGTTGATTTCCTGATCGGCAACGAATGCGATCTGGTATTGGTATTTAGCTATGATGAGGACTGCTGCAGCAATAGATGGACCCTCTAGGCGCTCATAAAGCGCCTCATAGACGTTTCGGAGGATTACACCAGGATCATTGTCCAGGTTGTTCACGACCCATTTACGGACCTCCTTGAAGTTCTTTGCTGCGAGAGATCGCATTAGACCATCGATGTTGACATCAGAGAATGTTGCAAGGATACCAGAGTCAATTTTACCACTGACAGCGTATCTTTGCAATTCATTCAGCACACGTCTCCAATCAGGAAAATGCTTATTGATCAACTGGGCAAGGACTTTCGGATCGTATTCAACACCTTCTGTATCCAAGATCTGTTGAGCTCTTCCGAAGAAACTACTCGCGAGTTTTGGTTTAGATTTTGTTGGAGTTGAGAATTCAACGACTGCACATCTTGAGTGAAGTGGTTCGATGATTCTGTTTTTGTAGTTACAGGTGAAGATGAATCGGCAGTTGTTATAAAATGCCTCAATATTCGCCCGTAGAAGGAGTTGTACATCATGGGTTGTGTTGTCAGCTTCGTCAATGATGATGACTTTTGGTTTGCCCACTCCTTGAAGTGATACGGTCGAAGCAAAGTTCTTTGCTTGGTTTCTAACTGTGTCCAGAAATCGTCCTTCATCGGATCCATTGATGACATAACAATCTACTCCCAATTCTTTGCATAGTGCTTTAGCTACCGTAGTTTTACCACATCCTGCAGGACCTGCAAGAAGCATATTAGGTATCTCACCTTTATCTAGGAAGTCTTGAAAAGTCTTCTTGATATCTTCAGGGAGAATACATTCTTCAATAGTCTGAGGGCGATACTTTTCAACCCAGAGAAAGTCATTCATAATAAAGATTTGATTCGAGAAACATCAAGTGAAAAATCGAAAGACAGATTACAACTGATAATTGTCTTTCTAGTTGTGGACTGGATCTTAGGTGATCTGTGTGGGATATACGAGTCAAACACTATTATATCACCTTCTTCCGCTTCTGGTTGGTAGAACTCTTGTTTTTCTGCATCAAAAAACTGAGTCGCATACTTGGGATCTTCAAGTTCCAGATAATAGACATATGACAGGTTTGCCTCTGGGTGTATATGCCAGTCATGACTGTCACCAGTTACATATTGCTGATACCATGCGTGTCCAATATTCCAAGTATCCATGAAATATTTTTCAGATAAAAATTCAAAAAAATTATCAAGATTGTCTTCAAAAAACCAATAATATGGAGCTTTGTGTTTTCGTTTTAATCCAATAAAAAAATCTGTACTTGAGATAATACTATTATCATTCTCTTCTTCTTCTACAGTTTCAGATTCTGATTTTGAAATTTTGTCCAATAAAATATCTTTAAGATCATGATGTTTTTCAAATTTGTATTTGAAAACTCTATCCCTTAAATCCATTCTGGTTTCCTCTCTGGTATGCGAAGATAATTATCCTTTACCCATGGTTTAGATGCGATATAAACCTTGTAAGCAGTAAAGGTATCTATATTGTCATCATACTTAAATTCATCAGGCATAGCCCTAGCAAAGGGCGTAGGATGCTTCCCAGAGCGTCCTTGAGGATCAGCGGTAGGCAGTATGTCTTTTGCTGCTAGAAGCGTCCTCTGGCAGGTATGGACCTTGCCATAGCGAGCAGTGTACTCATCACACATAGCAAGTCCATGATCGAGGAGCCACTGCCAATTATTCACAAAGGAATTTGCCCAAATAGTACATGGATGATTGCGAAAAGCACCCTTCTCAGTGGCATAGGGAGTACCGTCTGCCTTGGGAAGAGTGCCGAAGTTGTGACCCCATTTGTCAGAGCATACGATAGCAAGCATCTGACAAGTCTCTAGGGGCATCTTAACGATGTGTTTGTCGGGAAGAACCTGTGCTGATCTCCATGGACTGGGGTCTGTTGCGAAGATGTTCATTGTCGTTCCAATGGCGGATTACTCCGCTAATAATAAAAAAGTTAGTGACAAGATAAGAGAGGACAATGATAGACCGTATACCAGCTACGTAATTGTCGTAGGGTCTGGTTTTGTCATCGGAAAAACTCCCTAAGGAGTATTTCCAAATACGTGCCACTCTCTTCATCATCCATTATAGACTGAATCTGGTTCAAGCGCAATGAAGTAGTCAAGTTCTTGTGACTCAACTGTGTTTGTAAACTTTGATAAACACTTGCTAGAGATGGTGACTGTATAGTTTCCAGGAAGAATTTTGATATTCTCAACTTTAAAATTGAAACTGAATTCTTTTTCAGTCTCACCAACTACAATTGAGTGATCGTTTGAAGTATCATTCTTCTTATCACGGACTGAAAGACGAACCACACCAGAACTACCAATAACTGCAAGATCAGGTAGATCAAGAGTATTAGCTGCCTGTAGAAGTTGACTCAAATGATTTTGGTTAAACTGAAATGTAATATCCTCACTGGGAAGATTGAGTTGCTTCTCTGGAGGAGATACGATTACATTAGGATCAGCAAAGAAGTAACGTGAACGATTACGTCCTTCTCTAATGGTGACATAGTTGTCTTCTTTGAAATCAAGTTCAGGATCTTGGTGCAAACGAAGAACTTTTAGGAACTGTGGTAGATCGTAGATAGCAAAGTCTTTAGGAAACTCTTCTTCAACTTCAGCTTCTGCCAGGATGTTCTTCATCACTGAAATAGTACGAAGTTTATTACCCTGCTTAACTAAAATAGATTGATTGATATCCGAATAGTTGCTGAGGATAGCAATGGTCTGTTTGGAAAGTTTCATATTCATTGAGGGTAGGTTTCACGGGTGGCATTCTGATCATTGAAGTGTAGCAGAAGCACAGCATAATGCAAGATCTTCATGATATCACGACGAGCAGTGCCTTTCTTGTCGTAGCGAGAAGCATACTTGAGGATATTGGATCGGCAGAATGCCTCACCATCACCACATGCTTCAATAAGATCAAGAGTTTGGATTTTATTAGTTCCAGCCGAGTAGTGCTGGTTATATGTGCCAACAATATACTCTTGAATTTCTCTAAGTATGGCATCTTCACTATACTTAAAACGATTATCTTTTTTTAGTTTTTCAGTTAAAGTATCAGTGAATGTAGAAGAAAATTGGTCATATGTTTCATTTGCAATTTTATCAAGTGGATCATCATTCAAGATAATTCTATCTTCATCATTAGTATTCATCATTTCCTCGTAAAGCAGACTCCAGGAGTTGGTCATATTCTACACCTCTTTGAATAAAAATGCAAGTGTTTTCCTTTCACATTGAGCGAATCTGTTAGGAGCCAATCCTCTATGATACAAACTCCCGTCAAATAAAACAGCACAATTGGGCATGAATGGAAGTGCAATGTAGTCTTCAGAATCTCTTTCAGTTTGAATTTCTATCTGACCACCCCATGTTGCATCCCAATCCCATTCGGAAAAGACAACAACTGTCCAACACCTAGAATCAGCATTATCAATATAATAATCATCGTCAGTGTGAAAGGCAGAGTCTTGACCATGAAATTGAATATTAGTATTGATTCTAATCAATTCCAAATCTCTTTTCAAAATCTTTTGAATTTGAAGTTTGGCAATAGTTGCCACTCTGATAAACTGAAAATTTGTACTGTAGGGCCAAGATTCTGTATGATCATGAGTACAGTAAAGCATTCCAAAAATTGGATCATTTACATTCTCATGTTTATCAAAAACCCATTGAGAATAAAATGGAAGGAACTCTTCAAGAATTCCTTCATACACTTCTTCACTGAAGAGGTTTTTTATATACCAAACTTCTGGGCATTTTTGAGAGACTTCTATCATTCTTCAATAGTCAAATTAAAATCAGAGTCAACTTTGTCATATAATTCCAAGAAGGACTGTTTTGTTTCGTCATCAAAACGATTTAGGCAAACTTGAATTGCCTTTGCCTTATCACCAAAGATGATATAGGCTTGAACAATATGAACCAAACGACGTGTACTAATCACTTCTTCAACACCTCCATCAAAAAATGTTTTGCGGATGATGTCTGCCCAATCTACAAGATTCTTACAAAATTGATTATCATCAATCATAGAAGTGAGAATCTTCTGCTCTGTTGCAGGTAGAGGATACTCTTGTTCAAATGTTACTGGGAATCTTTCAAGGAATGCTTCATTGAGAACGTTAGTTCCAATAAATCGGCCGTCCTCAGATCCCTTACCTTTAGTATTAGCAGTAGCAATGATGTTGAAACCAGCAGCAGGTTTTACAAAACGACCAGTCTTTTTAAGAAAAACACCTTTACCTTCAAGAACAGATTGTAGGCATAAGATCTTGTTTGATGCAAGGTCAACCTCGTCTAGAAGCAACACAGCTCCACGTTCCAAAGCTTCGATGACAGGACCATTATGCCAAACAGTTTCGCCGTTAACAAGACGGAACCCACCAATAAGATCATCCTCGTCGGTTTCAATCGTGATGTTCACGCGAATTAACTCTCTATTTAGAATAGCACATGCTTGCTCCACAGAGAACGTTTTACCATTACCCGAAAGACCCGTGATGAACGTTGGATAAAAATTACGGGAGTTAATAATCTTTTTAAGATCTTTAAAGTTACCAAACTGGACGAAGTTAACATCTTTTTCAGGAACAAGATTTTGTTCGATTGCGGGTAATGCTGCAGGAGCACTGTAAGTTACTTCCAACTCTTTCACAGTTTCTTGTGTTACTTCTAGGTTCCACTTACCACGACCAATTTTACGATCAGCAAGTTTATTAGTGATAGTCTGATAACTAACTCCATTTAGTGCAGACCAAGCACGTAAATCTCCAGAAGAAATTTTATCTCCATAGATTTGCTGAAGAGATGAAACGATATACTCGGAAGAAATTGCCATGGGTGGTTTGTTTGATGTACTTATTATAGGGGATAATGAATGAAAATGGAAGGGGTGGCCGCCAGTTTCTAAACTGGTTCAGCAAACAAGAGAGATGAATTCTGAAAGAACTTTCTTGTTCATTTTCTTAGAGTTTAAAGACTTCTTGAATGCACTTCGGATTTGACCTTTAGTTGCATTATCATCAACTTCAAATTCAGAGTTCTGAGAAAGTCCGTTAGAAGATAACCCAAAGTATGCAGTGTATCCCACATTTTTCATAGAAAAACTACGATTAGTTTTCCAAGATTTTTCTGCATTAAGAATCTCTTCAGATTTTAAATACATTTGCATGAATTTTGTTGCTTCGCGAGGACCAAGAACACGAATACCAATAAAGTTAATATCTGGATAACGATCACGAAGATTATTTAAAAGAGTTTCCGTGAACTTATGATACCCATAACCAAAACAATAGGTTTTACCAAGTTTACGATCACGAAGAAAAGTTGCATTTGGATAAACAGACCTAGTGCCAATAAAACTTTCTTCTTTATTATATGCATATGAGATTTCAACGTGACGATTTAGAGGATGAGCTTCACCATCAGTCAAAATAACACATTGAACTTTTTCAAGTTTGTTTTTCTTTTTAAAGTCTGGAAGAATTTGATTTAGACAAACAATTGCTTCATTGAGAGGTGTTCCAGATAATCCAGCATGAGATGGAACATCATACATGCTAGATGTGTTACTATATGCCGCACAAAGTCTCCAGACATTTTTCATACAATTTTCAAACTCGGAAGTTTTGATTCTATTACTGAGCATATTAAGTAGATTAAAGTCTTTACTGACTTGTAGAATACCATCTTTTAATTCATAAGATGGGTCTGGGATTTTAAAATATCCGTTGCGATTAGGATCAGGTTCTCTCCAGTTGTTAGTGAACGCATAGACTTCAAAAGGAATATTAGTTTTTTTACAAAACCAAATCAAGTTGAATAGTTGTTTGATAGTGTCCAAAAGAGTTCCTGACATTGAACCACTCCAATCAAGAACAAACACCAAACCATGGTTCTTACCATTAGCAAGAGTTGTAACTTTCTTAAAGAGATCTTCGTTGTACTTATAGGTGTGTAGTTTGGAACAATCTAAAACTCCAGTACGAGCAGTAGTTGCTCGGGAATAAGAAGCAGCAGATTTTTTACATTCAAATTCTTTTACAAGATAACTGACTTCTTTCTGAGCAGATTTTTTAAATTTTTTATACTGAGTATCAGCTATTTCATAGATATTAACTGGAGTTCTTTCATACATGATATGTCTACTATCAGATTCTTCTTGCATATCATCAAAAGATTTGTTTAGATAATCATGAAACTTTGTAGTATCTACAATGATTTTATTCAGATTAAGTTTTGGAAGTTCAACATAATTATTCTCAGTGGTAGATAAATCATCAATAAGATCTTCAATATTTTTATCGAAAGCTGCATCAGTCTTAACTTCTGGTTCATTATCAGAGGGTTGATCTTCCTGCTGATAACTTGGAGTATCAAGATCTGGATCAGTTCTTTCTAATTCTTCACCCTTTTCATCAGGATTTTCTTCAGTAAACCATTCTTTATCTTGCTGTTGATCACTATCCTGTTGACCATTAGGGTCTTGATTTTGTGATGTTGGTTTTAAATCTACAGAATTATTTTCTTGAGTCTCTTTACAGTAATTATAAATTTCTTCGGACACATCAAGAACATCATCAAATGTTTCACAATTTGCAACTGCTTGGATCAAGCGATCCTCCTCCTGATTAGCAAAAGGAATATCAACATAGTTTCCAATTTTGAAGTATAGATTTACACGATCTGCAAGACTCATTTTACTAATATCTTCCTCTTCAACTTCAAAAAAATCTTCGTCCGAAAGTTCTTGATAACCAGCGAAGAAAGTTTTAGATAGACCACCATAACGACGCTTCATCATCTTTTCGATACGAGCATCTTCAACAATATTTACAAAAGATGGTGGGATAACTCGGTCTTTACTCCAATCTATATCAGGAGTATATAATGCATGGCCCACTTCATGACCCACCAGAAGATCATAAACGATATTAGACGCCTTTTCCCACATAGGAAGAGTTAGGACCCGTGTGTGAACGTTAAAGGAAGCAGTACGAACTTTCTTATGCTCAACAACCAGATCTTCAGTTGCTAGAAGTTTGGCAAGTTGAGATTTGATTTCGTGAGAGACTGCCATTAATTTGTTTCGTATGAACGTAGTATACAAAAGAACCTCGCTTTTTGGGCGAGGTACTGTGACACTTTTTAAAGTGGCTCAAGGCAGCGCGACGAGATCTCATCGCCTGCGGTTTGAGTTTTCTCTTTTGACTCTTCTTAGAGTGATGCTGCCAATTCGGGACTTTCATGGAGAAAATGGTTTTCTTTTAGGTAGTGTAGCACATCTTTCAGACCACCGATGTGTTTAGTATCAATGGAAACCTGTGGATATTCAGCATTCGATCCAAACTCTGCTTCAAAAGATCTTTGTGTAAAATGATTATTTAGTTTATACTCCAAAAATTCTCCACCCATTGACATGAGAAGCATGGCCAGACGCTCACACTCTTGATTTCCGTTAGTGTAAATTACTGCTGTCATTTGTTTTGTCTATATGTGATAGTTATTTGGTGATGCACTTCATCTCTATTGTCGCTGTTATAAACATGACAACGTTTGATTTCAGCATCTAATATATTTACAACATTACTTAGTTGATGCTCAACTATAAATTTCTTGAAACCCTCATCCATCCAAGATGTATTAGATCCTGGTGTGTTAAAATCATCCATTATTCAATACCTTGTGGAAAAGTTTCAATCTCAGTCAGTTCGTAGTCCCAGTCTTCCATGACTGTATTAGCATAGAAACGATCTGAAAGC